TTAGTACTATATTAATGGTGTTTATAGATTCTGGATCAATACAATTTAACGTTGAAGAAAAATGGACAGACTTACTTCAATTAACACTACTTACTGTTATCGGAGCTTATTTTGGCGGACGAAGCATTGAAAAAATAAAAAAAAACAAATAAATAATTAGATATGGGAAATTTTCCAACAAATGATGGGTACATAGGTAGAGCACAAGCATACGCACCAACAGATACAATTAGTGCGCCTTCAGCTTGGCTGTTTGAAAATCAAACTGGAACTTTAGGTACCAACCTAACTAGTTCTGTTGTTTACGTAGGTACAACAGGAAATGTTAGAGCTATACTACCCGGTGTAATGGGTCCAGAAGGAGTTGTAGCAGCTTTAAGTTTAATAGGTGGTGGAAGTGGTTATATTGAAGGAGCAGCAACTACAACAGTAGTTAGCACAGTGCCTGCATCAAATGGTTCAGGTTTAACATTAACTTTAACTGTTCCAGTACCAACAACAAATGCATTAGTTCCTGGAACTGGATATAGCGTAGCCGCTTTTACAGTTTTAGAAGGCGGAGGATTGTCTGGAACTATTGATAGTGTAGGTGGGGCTGGCGAAATACAAACGTTTACCATAACAGACGGTGGAGTTGGTTATTCAGCTACGGACGTATTGACAATAGTACAAGGTGGTGGTGCAAACGGATCTATAACACTAGTAACAGCACCAAATGGAGCAGTAACTGCAGCAGTTATTAACGCTGGAGGAACTGGTTATGCAGTTGGTGATATTATTACAGCTGTTCAAGCTGGTAGCTCAACATCAGCTACTTTTTCAGTAACTAGAGTATCAGATGCTTTACCAGGCGTAGCAGAAGCAATAGATTTTAAAAATGTTCCACAAGGATCAATATTACCTGTTGTTGTTGATTATCTTTTGATAGCACCAACAACTGGAGCTGAAACAGTTGCAAGTAACTTAGTGATAGGTAAATAATTAATAAATAGGTGACTATATAAGTAAGAACAAATAAGTAATAAGTTAACAATCAAATTAAATTAAAATGGCAGAACAAAAAGCAAAAATAACTGAAGAACAGTTAAAAGAAATTAGAGAAACACAAGGAAAACTAAATCAAATCTTAAATCAAATAGGTGTTTTAGAAATTCAAAAAAGTGGGCTTAAAATAGACTTTACAGAAGCAAATAAACAAAGTGAAGAATCTAAAAAGAAATTAGAGGAAGAATACGGGCCTATAAATATAGATCTTCAAACAGGAGAATACACTATTGTAGAACAAAAAGAAGAAGAGGTTAAGTCTGAATAAATGCAATCAGTTATAAGAAAGATTAGCATTGGCTCTGATTATAAAAATGATGCTATGCATTATTCTGTAGGCCAACCGGTTTATGGAGGACATGAAATAGCATATATTTTATTGGATGAAGACGATAAATCTTATAATATCTATATTAAAAAAAACAACGAAGTATTGCCATGGAAAAAGTTTAATCCTAACATGGCAGTATCCGTTGAATATGATTTAGAATATTAATGAAAGGCATTTATAATTTTCTTATAGAACCAATAGGAAAAATTTATGATAATTCAATTAAAGTTGACAACAAAGAACTTGTGTTGAATACTCGTATAGAAAAATTTAAGTTTGTAAATAATAAAGCAAAAGTTGTTTCTATACCTTTAGCTTTTAAAACGCCTATACAAGTAGGTGATGAAATAATTGTTCATCATAATATTTTTAGAAGGTATTATGATTTAAAAGGAAAAGAAAAAAATAGTAGTAAATTTTTTAAAGATAATTTATATTTTTGTCAAATAGATCAAATTTATTTATACAAAAGAAATAATGAATGGAAGTCTTTTAACGACCGTTGTTTTGTTATGCCTTTAAAAAATAATAATGAATTAGAGCTTGAAGAAGAACAAAAGCTTGTTGGTATACTAAAATATGGTAATAGTTCATTAGATGCGCTAAGAATAACCGAGGGAGATATGGTTGGCTTTACACCCAACAGTGAGTTTGAATTTATCGTTAATAACGATAGATTATATTGTATGAAATCAAATGATATTGTTATAAAGTATGAACAGCAAAAAAACCAAACTGAATATAATCCAAGCTGGGCAAAAAGCAGTTGAAGAATTAATTAAGGTAGCTAAAGAACCTATTGTAGATTCAGGTGATGATATATCTGCGGATCGTTTAAAAAACGCAGCAGCAACAAAAAAATTAGCTATATTTGACGCTTTTGAAATACTTAATCGTATTGAAGAAGAGAAAAATATAATAGAAGACAAACCATTAAACAGCAAAGAAAAAGCTTTTCAAGGATTTGCTGAAGGAAGATCTAAGTAATGTATAATCAAACTTTATCTAAGGTTTTAACTAATGAAATAAAACCTCATGTACTTAATAGAAAGAATAAAAACAAGCAATGGGTATATGGTTATAATAAAGAACATGATATTATTGTTATTAGTAAAACAGGTAGAATTAGTGAAGTAATTGAAATTCAAAACCTAAAAATAGGTTTACCGTTGCTAGAAGAAAAATTAGACAAAACTTATAAACAATGGAATCGTGAAGAACTTCCAAAAGAATTAAGTAAAATAAAAAGTGTTTTTGAATGGAATAACTATCAACAACATTTTAAAGATAAATGGTACGATTATATAGATGGAGAGTTTAAAAAAAGAGATGAAGGTCACTGGTTTTATAATAAAGATAAGCCTATTTATATTACTGGTTCTCATTACATGTACTTGCAGTGGTCCAAGATTGATGTTGGGGCACCAGATTTTAGGGAGTCAAACAGATTATTTTTTATATTCTGGGAAGCTTGCAAGGCCGACACAAGATGTTATGGTATATGCTACCTCAAAAACAGACGGTCTGGTTTTTCATTCATGGCGTCAGGAGAACTTGTTAATCAAGCAACAATATCCAGTGATGCAAGATATGGTATCTTGTCTAAATCAGGATCTGATGCTAAGAAAATGTTTACCGACAAAGTTGTCCCTATCTCCGTTAACTATCCATTCTTTTTCAAACCTATACAAGACGGTATGGACCGTCCAAAAACAGAGCTTGCATACAGAGTTCCTGCATCAAAACTAACAAGAAAAAAGCTTGACTTAGGTCACTCTGTAGAAGAGCTTGAAGGTCTTGATACAACTATTGACTGGAAAAACACAGGTGATAACTCTTATGATGGTGAAAAATTAAAAATTTTAGCTCATGATGAGTCTGGAAAATGGGAAAGACCAGATAATATATTAAACAACTGGAGAGTTACTAAAACAACATTACGATTAGGTTCTAGAATTGTAGGTAAATGCATGATGGGTTCAACATCAAATGCTTTAGACAAAGGTGGTGCTAATTTTAAAAAATTATATGATAGCTCAAACGTTACAAAAAGAAACCGCAATGGACAGACTAGCTCGGGATTATATAGTTTGTTCATACCTATGGAATGGAACTACGAAGGATTCATCGATTCTTACGGCATACCTGTATTTGAAACACCCAAAAAGCCTGTCAAAAGCGTTGACGGTTTAGACATTGAGATAGGTGTAATAAGTCATTGGGAAAATGAAGTAGAAGGTTTAAAAGATGATCAAGATAGTTTAAATGAGTATTATCGTCAATTTCCACGTACAGAAAAACATGCGTTTAGAGACGAAACAAAACAATCTTTATTTAATCTAACTAAGATTTACGATCAAATAGATCATAACGAAGATTTTGAAAATTCAAAATTAATCACTAAAGGAAGTTTTAGCTGGAGAAATGGTATTAAAGATACTGCTGTAGAATTTCATCCTAATAACAGTGGCAGATTTTTAATCACATGGGTTCCACAAATTGGTTCACAAAATAGAATTATAATTAAAAACGGTATAAAGTATCCAGCCAATGAACACATGGGAGCTTTTGGTTGTGATCCTTATGATATTTCAGGAACAGTAGACAGGAAAGGATCTAATGGATCTTTACATGGTTTAACTAAGTTTTCAATGGATGATGCTCCAATTAACCATTTTTTTTTAGAATATATAGCCAGACCACAAACTGCTGAAATATTTTTTGAAGATGTGCTTATGGCTTGCGTATTTTATGGCATGCCAATACTTGCTGAAAACAATAAACCAAGACTTTTATATCATTTTAAAAGAAGAGGATACAGAGGTTTTGCAATGAACAGACCAGACAAAGTTTATACCAAATTATCTATTACTGAAAAAGAAATAGGTGGCATACCTAATTCAAGTGAAGATATAAAACAATCTCATGCTTCCGCTATAGAGTCATACATAGAAGATTTTGTAGGTTCAAAAGAAACGTCGTATGGAGATATATATTTTCAAAGAACACTAGAAGACTGGGCAGGTTTTAATATAAATAATAGAACATCTCACGATGCTTCTATTAGTTCAGGACTAGCTTTAATGGCGTGCAACAAGAATAGATACGCACCTGTTTTTAAAATTAAAAAAGAAGTTTTTCCACTAGGATTTAAGAAATATAATAACAAAGGAAACTTATCACAAATAACAAAATAAATGGTTTATACTAATGTAAATAGCTCTTTCCCGAGTCAGGTAGTACCTGATGCAGAGAAAAGTACCTTAGAATATGGAAAATTAGTAGGTAAAGCTATAGAAAACGAATGGTTTAGAGGTGATAAAGGGGTAGGTTATGACAGTAGATTCAGTAGTAACTGGAGAGGTTTTCATGATCTAAAGCTTTACGCTAGAGGGGAACAATCTGTAGAAAAATATAAAAATGAATTAGCTATTAATGGTGATTTATCTTATTTAAATTTAGACTGGCAGCCAGTAGCTGTGTTGTCTAAGTTTGTTGATATTGTAGTAAATGGTATGACCGAAAGAGGTTATAAAATAAATTCATTTGCTTCAGATCCATTTGCTGTAAAACAAAGAACTGATTTTGCTTTTAATGCTCTTAGAGATATAGAGAATGAAAAAATGATTGAACAGCTTAATCAAGCTACGGGTAAAAACTTTTTTGCTTCAGCAGAACCAGAAAACTTACCTAAAAACAAAGAAGAGTTAGATTTATTCTTACAACTTAGTTATAAACAATCAATTGAAATTGCTGAAGAAGAAGTAATAAATAATGTATTAAACTATAATAAATACGATGAGATCAAAAAGCAATTAGCTTATGATCTTACTGTTATTGGTATATCCGCTACTAAAACAAACTTTAATTTAGCAAACGGAGTAACTGTTGATTATGTAGATCCAGCTAATTTAGTATATTCTTATACAGACGATCCTAATTTTGAGGATATATATTATGTTGGTGAAGTTAAAAGTATTACTTTAGAGGAACTTAAAAAACAATTTCCTTATTTAAGTGATCAAGATTTAAAAGAAATAGAAAAATATCCTGGTAATTCTAACTACTCTAGAAACTTTTGGGGACAAGAAGATCAATACAATACAATACAGGTTTTATACTTTGAATACAAAACTTATAATAATCAAGTTTTTAAAATCAAACAAACAGACCAAGGCTTAATAAAAGCTTTAGAGAAGCCAGATACTTTTGATCCTCCAGAAAATGATAATTTTGAAAGAGTGGCCAGAAGTATTGAAGTTTTATATAGTGGAGCTAAAATATTAGGTCATGATAAAATGCTACAATGGAAATTAGCAGAAAACATGACTAGACCTTACAGTGATCAAACAAAGGTAGAAATGAATTACTCTATATGTGCACCAAGAATGTACAAAGGTAGAATAGATTCTTTAGTAAGTAAATGTATTGGATTTGCTGATATGATTCAGTTAACCCATTTAAAAATACAGCAAGTCTTATCCCGTATGGTACCAGATGGTGTTTACGTAGATGTTGATGGTTTAGCTGAGGTTGATTTAGGTAATGGTACTAATTACAATCCGCAAGAAGCATTAAACATGTATTTCCAAACTGGTTCCATTGTTGGTAGATCTTTAACACAAGATGGTGATCCTAACATGGGTAAAGTACCTATTCAAGAATTACAAAGTTCTTCTGGTAATGCTAAGATACAAACTCTTATTCAAACTTATCAGTATTACTTGCAGATGATAAGAGATGTAACTGGTCTTAATGAGGCTAGGGATGGTTCTAAGCCAGAGAGAGACGCTTTAGTAGGATTACAAAAAATGGCAGCTAATGCTTCAAATACAGCCACTAAACATATACTGCAAGCTTTAATGTATTTAACAGTTCGTACTTGTGAAAACATAAGTTTACGCGTAGCGGATATGTTGAATTTTCCTCTTACTAAAAACGCATTAATGAATTCAATAAATTCTTTTAACGTTTTTACATTAGAAGAGTTAGAAAAATTAACACTTCATGAGTTTGGTATATTTTTAGAGTTAGAACCTGAAGAAGAAGAAAAAGCTATTTTAGAACAAAACATCCAAATAGCTTTAAAAACACAAGCTATAGGATTAGAAGATGCTATTGAAATTAGAGAAATACAAAATTTAAAACTAGCTAATCAGTCTTTAAAATACAAGCAAAAAATAAAAGCCGAAAAAGATAGAGCTATTCAACTAGAGAATATTCAAGCTCAAGCTCAAGCTAATGCGCAAACAGCAGAAAAAGCTGCAATGGCGGAGGTTCAAAAGCAACAAGCTTTAACTGAATCTCAAGTAAACATTGAACAAGCAAAATCACAGTTTGAAATACAAAGAATGCAAA